TTAGTAATTTAGTTAATGATGTTATTAATTTCCTTATAAATTTACCTAGTGCCTGCGCAGAAGCGGGGGCGGCGTTTGTAGCGGCTGCAGAACAATGGGCAAGTGATGCATATAACGCTGTATTGAACTGGATAAAACAAATTCCTAACGCCGTATCTAATGCAATTGCCGGTGCTTGGGATAGTATTAAGGCTCAATTTAGTGGAGGCCTTACAGTAGGTGTTCAAGCTGCAGGCGGTAATGCATATGCTAATGGTGGTGTTATTACATCGCCAGAAGTTGCATTGATTGGTGAAGCCGGATATCCTGAAGTAATTGTTCCTATTGATGGTAGTGCCAATGCTATGAACTTATGGCAAACGGCCGGACGGATGTTAGGTGTGAGCGGAGCACACACTGCTGTAGCACCTACTGTATCATTAGCACCTAGCGTGCCTGTGACGCCCTCATCTAGTAATAGTGGAGCGCCTGTACAAATTACATTCGCGCCTGTCATTAATGCTAGTAATAGTTCAACTGATGATATTATGTCAGCATTGGATGCTAAAATGCGTGAATTTGAACAAATGATGCGCAGTTATACCGCCGGACAACGGAGATTAAGTTATGACTAGTTATACAACAATACAAGGGGATATGTGGGATTTAATCGCCTATAAGGTGTATGGCAACGAACGATATATCAATTTATTGCTAGAAGCCAATCAAAAGTACCATAATACGGCGATATTTTCCGCAGGTGTTGTGTTAACATGCCCAGATGTTCCTGCTGATTCCTTGCCAGAATTTTTACCACCATGGAGGCGATAGTGCATGAGCTTACAAAAGAGTTTAGCCAAGGTGCAAAAATGGAAGAAAGATTTAACACCACAAACGAAACTAGCTCGGCGAGCATGGTGTACAATTGGTTACCAACATTGGGGGAGTAAGGAGTCAAAGGACATTACAGATGATATTAGTAAGTACCTTCTTGATGTAACTTTTACAGATAACATTTCAGGAACTGTAGATGACGTGGCTATTTCATTAGAAGATAGGGGCCGCCTATGGGTTGGTGATTGGTATCCTGTGAAAGGATCATTACTAGAAGTCGCTATTAATACCGTAGCATGGGAGAAATTAGGGGATGAACAATTTACGCTACCAATCGGCAAATTTGAAATTGATGAATTCGAAGGAAGTAGCCTTCCTGATGTAGTCAAAATCAAAGGTGTCGCTATTATCGGTAGTACTGACTTACGGGAGAAAAAGAAAGACAAATCGTGGAAAGATACAACGCTCAAAGCGATTGCTACTGAGAAAGCAAAAGATAATAAGTTAAAGCTAGTATGGGATGCGGACTTTGACCCGCCGTTGAAAGATGCATCTCAAAGTGCTGAATCAGACCTCGCATTCTTGCAGAAGCTATGCAATGATGCGGGGTTCTCTCTTAAGGTGTCCACTGAGCAGTTGATTATATTTGACGATTATAAGTACGAAAATGTAAAGCCTAAAGTTATAATTCGTAGGCCAGGTGGCCAATATCAACCTGTACAAACTAAAGAAGGGGAACAACCACCTTTGATTATTACTAGGGCATTGTCTTATTCATACAAAAGTAAAACTCGTGAGGTATATAGAGCGTGCCATGTGAAATATACAGATAAGGATAAGAAATCTGTTATCGAGGATACATTTGAAGATCCTGACCGTAATGGACATACGTACCTTGCTGTATTAGAGGTTAATGAGCAAGTAAAAGACAAGGCTGAAGCGACTAGACTTGCTAAGAAGAAACTTAGAGAAGCTAATAAAGAAGCTGATACCATGTCATTCAGTTTCCCTGGTAATCCTCTTATTATGGCATCTGTTACAGTTAAGCTTGAAGGATTTGGTGTATTCGATGGTAATTATTTAATTACTAAAGCAACACATACACTAGGGGCCAATTATTCAACGTCGATTGATGTAAGGAGGTGTTTAAATGGCTACTGATTCTATATTATCTGTATTAGCGGATATGATATTTATTGGGAATGTTTCAAGTACAATTCCTGAAGAAGGTAAAGCCGTTGTTACACGTTTAGACAGAGAAGGTGTTGTTACGGCTCCATTATCTGTGATTAATAGAGGTGCAGCACACGATAAAGATTATTGGATGCCAGTTATCGATGACCAGGTATTGTGCGTTATGCTACCAAATAGGTCTGGTCGTGGCTTTTCTGATGGATTTATTATTGGTACATTCTTCAGTACTGCGGATCCGACGCCAGAAGGCGCGGATAATGGTAAACGAGTACTCACTGTTCCTGGAGATATGACTCTTAATGTTGGAGGTACGTTATCCATTAATTCAAGTAATGGGGATGTAGTGGTAAATGGTATTTCCTTAGTTCATCATGTGCATGGTGGTGTAGTATCTGGTGGTTCTACAACATCAGGACCAGAATAGGAGGTATGGATGTATATCGGTTATTTAGCGGATATAGTCTTTTATACCGCATTAGATAATGTTCTTACTGTATCAGATGTTACGCGTTCGGGTAGTGCTAGATGGGAGAAGCACAATCTAATGTTAGAAAAGCCCGTTAAACAATTTAGTGGCCCGGACGTGGAGCAAATTACATGTAAGATTCTTATTTCTGCATCACTTGGACAATCACCCGATAGTACGGTTAAAAAGTTGAGAAAGTATCGTGATACAGGGGCTGTATTGCCGTTTATTATCGGTGGTAAGCCTGTTAGTCAAAACTACTTCGTTATCATGTCTATGAGTGAGGATAGTTTATTTACGGATGCCTATGGTAAGACACAATCTATTGAGGTTTCTTTAACTCTTGAAGAATATCCGGACAAGAACACCGTAGAAGAAAAATCCCTTCTAAACAAATATGGTAATAAATTTAACCAAGTTAATACGATATTACGGAGGTTCTAGCTATGTCGGCAACGTATGAAATTAAACCAACTACGGACAATAGAATATCGCTAGCACCTGAAAGTGAAGTCGCTGAGATTTTGCAGAATGTGCAAACGATTATTTCTACTGTTCGAGGTAGTGTGCCACTAGATAGGGAGTTTGGTATTGATGGTCGTATTATTGATATGCCTATCCATCAGGCGCAAGCTCATCTATCTAACGACATATTCCAACAAATTAAACGGTATGAACCACGTGCCAAAATTAGTGATATATCATTTACCGCCACACAAAATGGGGCGTTGATTCCGAAAGTGATGGTGACTGTATGAGATTATCTGATTTACCTAATGTTGAGTTTTTTAACACAGATAAAGAACACGTTCAACAGAAGGTATTTGATATTTACACAACAATAACAGGGCGAACCTTGGGAGAGGGAGACCCTGTTACTTTATTTTTAAATGTAATTTCGGAAATTATTATCCGATTATTGAATGATGCCAATTATGCAGCTAAACAAAATCTATTAGCCTATGCAGAAGGTGATAACTTAGACCACGTTGGGGCGGTTCCTGCTGCCGTTGAGCGACTACAGGCAACAAAAGCAACTACGACTATCAAAGCTATATTGTCAGCAGTGCGTACGAACTCTGTTATTATTCCAAAAGGTACAAGAATTTCTACAGAAGGTGGCGAATATTTTGCTACTGTTGAGGATTTGGTAATTTTACCAGGACAACTTAATGGATCCGTAAAAGCAGAAGCACAACGTACAGGCACACAAGGTAATGGGTTTAAACCAGGTGAAATAAGTACAATTATTGACCCCATAGCGTATGTGGATACGATGAGTAACACAACATTATCTGAAGGTGGTTCCGATAAAGAGGATGACGAAGCCTATCGTGAACGTATTCATGAGGCGCCTGAATCATTTTCTGTTGCTGGCCCTGAAGGTGCATATGAGTATTTCACGAAATCAGCATCACATCTTGTGGCCGATGTAGGTGTATCCTCTCCACATCCTGGGGAAGTTAATATCTATCCATTACTATCTGGTGGCGGTATTCCAGGACAAGAATTACTTAAGACTATTACGGATTATTTATCCGATGAGAAACGTAGACCGTTAACAGATAAGCTAACTGTATTAGCCCCTACTACTACGCAATATAACATCGATGCTAAGTACTACATTGAAAAAGGCGCCGATGCAACAGTGGTAAAAGCTAAGGCAGATAAAGCCGTTAATGACTACGTAATTTGGCAAAAATCTAAATTAGGCCGTGATATAGTGCCTAGCCGATTGGTGCAAATGCTCATGGATGTATCTGGAATTAAACGCGTTGAAGTGACTGCTCCTGTATTTACTCCGATTGCAGAACAAAGCGGTGTGGCAGTGGCCAATACAATCGCCGTAGTGTTCGCAGGAAGTGAGGAAGAATGATACGTGATAGTAAGTATACAAGTGCAGAACATCTTCCTTCCTCAATCGATAAAGAGCCAATCAAGGCCATAGCGAAAACGTGGGATGATACACTAGCCGAATTTATGAATACGAATACTCTGCTATTATGGTCGTCTATTGATACTGAACCAGAGAGTGTAATTGATCATTTAGCGTATCAATTACACGTGGATGACTATGATAGTGGGTTACCGATAGAGACTAAACGTGAAATGGTGAAGAACTCAATTGATATTCACCGCCATAAGGGCACACCGTATGCTGTTGAAAAGGCCGTACAGACTATATATTCTGATTCAAAAACCGAAGAATGGTTTGAATATGGCGGGAAACCGTACTATTTCAAGGTTACGCTAATCACAGCCCCATTAAGAGGCGAAACAGATATAGCTAAGCTTGTACGTGCTATTAATGCGGCTAAAAATGTACGGTCCTGGCTAGATGGTATTGAATTCATTCGACGAATTAACTTCAATAAGTATTTTGCCGGATGGTGCGGTGTATCTAGGAAAGTGAATATCAAGTGTGATTTCACGAATGCATGGCGCATTAATTTGAATACCCATGTAACGTCTTACACCGTTGAATCTAAGAAAACGAAGATTAATGTAGCGCTAGATAATAGCGTTAGATAGGAGGAATATATGGCAGAATGGTCAAATGCAACCATGACTGATATCGGTGCTGATCTTCAAGCGAAGGTAAATGCAGGCAAAACTAAATTGACATTCACTAAAATCAAAGTCGGTAGTGGCGTTAATGTAACGAATCCATTGGCACTAACTGATGTAATCTCCTCTAAATGGGAGACTACTAATTTTGTAGTTAAACAAGAAGGTAAAATCGTAAGCGTTGATACGTTTATTACAAATAACGGCATAAAAGAGGCATTTAGAATGTCAGAAATTGGGTTATTTGCCAATGATCCAGATAAAGGAGAAATATTGTATGCATACCTAACAGATCCTGAACCTGATAGAATGCCGGCAGAAGGGGGTGCGGTTGTTGTATCTCAAGAGCTAACTATTGGAATGATGTTTAGTAACACTGGAAATGTATCACTCACAGTTAATATGGGGGCGCTAGTTAATCAGGAACAACTTAAAGAGCATAACTCATCTACTTCATCTCACTCTCCTATAACAGACCAAATCAAAGCAATCCTTGGAAGTGCAAATTGGAAAGACACTCCTGCTAGTACACTTGTTACAATTAAAAATTTGTTGGGCCAAGGTGCTATCGTGGCATCTAAACTCGATGCCAATGCTGGTTTCGTAAAATTTGCGAATGGTTTCACTATCCAGTGGGGAGTGGGTGGTCAAGATAACGTAACTAAGACAGAGGTACGATTCCCTATCAAATTTACAACTTTATTCATGGCGAACGCTATTGATGCGTACTGGTCGGGCTCAGATACCCCTAGGTATTTTGCCAACTCCGTGACTGAGAGCGACACCACTAAGGCCGTATTTTCGGCAAGTGATAGATATGCTGCTTCTTATTACTGGTTCGCACTAGGAATCATCTAATTCCCTAGAATAATGAACATAATCTGATCACCGACACCTTGCCGCCCTCTATAATCACTGTCTTTATATGTCAGCTGGTTCCTAGTAAAATGATTTCAGAAAATGAATATTCTCCGTTATATCTAGTTGCAGAAACAGCGATAGTTTTATTAGCAAATTCTATCGGATAGCGCACAGTCCAAGGCTTTGGTTGATTATACGCATTAAATAATACTCACTGGATATTAAGCCTTCCCTACGGCCATCCAAACAAAACTACCTGTGTCCACTCTGTTGGTTAAGAATCGGATGGTGTTTCTATTAGCTTGAGAAAACCCACTGTTCCAATTAATAAAACATTCTGCGCCAGAAGTAGCAACACTAGCAGAGTCATCAGTGGCTAAGGCAATTAGTACAATGCTGCTAATCGGCAGCGAAATATCTTTATAGTATTTATTGGAATCAAACCAAGTTAATCCCCACTGGGGAGTTATTTTAATAATTCTATGGCTTTTCGTAGCTCACGAATAGTCTTATGTGTGTATACCCTGGTGGTAATATCGCCTTGTTTGTGGCCTAGTAAAGAACGTAATGTGTTGGGCGGTGCTACCGAGTCAAGTAAACTTGCAAATGTATGACGAGTATCGTGGATAGTATGCTTACAATTTAACTGTTTCATAATATCCTTGAAATTCTTATGGAATGTTGTGTAACTGATGGTGAATAGATATGCTTCGGTGCTGGTGTATACTTGCTCTATTAGTGGCATGATGCGGTGATGTATAGGAATGATACGGCCTTCACCGGCTTTCGTTTTAGCGTGTCTTACGATGAGGTATGACGATCGCCTATGGATGTCTTGCTTACGTAAATTAAGAAGCTCACCTATGCGGAGACCGGTGTATAGCAGTATTAAAATCATATGAGAGTAAGAAGTATCTACTTCCCATAGTTTGTTAATTTGTTGGCGAGTGAATACTCTTCTCCTAATCGTTGGTATATTAGGGCCTAAGGTTAAGTGTATGACGTAATTAGTGATAGGGTAATCCTTGATGATTGCGTAATTAAATAATTGATTAAGTAACGTGCGGACTTTCTTACATGATGAGTAGGAAAGTCCTTTTACGTGCATGGAATTAATCACATTCTGAAGGTGCTGAAAATGAATATCCGTGATAGGCATATCCGCTATGTTGGATATGTGTTTAAAAGCAATATGATACGACTTAACAGCGCTATTAGAAATAGACTGAGAGTGAATAGGCAGCCACTCATTAAATAGTTGCCTTAATGTAATGGTATTGCGTTGTCTACGATTTAATATGACTGCGTAACGGCGCATAATTTCACCTCCGAAAGGATACTACTATGAATCAATATGTATTTATTTTAAACGAACAAGGGGAACGCATTACTTCCTTTGTTGATAATACGGTTAGCAAAGATGAATTACTAGATCATGCTAAGAAAGAGTGGCCGGATGCAGCAGATTATATTTACTCTGCAGATGGTGATAGCATGCTCGATGAGTTCATGAAAGGTAAATTCTATGTGGATGGTAAATTTATTGAACCACAAGCAAAAGAACCTACCAAAGCCGAAAAGATTGCTGAAATTAGAAGCTATTACAACAAACGTTTTGAAACACTAGAACAAATGGTATTAAGACGTCGATTGATTAACGGCGATATTTCAGACTTGCAAGAACAGTTTAAGAAACTAAATCAAGAAATGGTATTAAAAATCAAGGCGGTGAAATAATGGATAAGTTCGAAATTAAAAGCGATATCCCTGTAATGCACTTTTGCGAATGGTGCTACGCTACATTAAACGAAGATGGAACATGCCCTACAGAGGGGTGTATCCATAATGAATTAATAACGTTGAATGAAGAAGAGCCATAAGGCTTAGGGGGAGTGAATGAATATTCTTAATGATATTTTAACAATGCTCATTAGTGGTATATCGCACGAACACATAGTCAGTATGGGGGTAGTGATTATTTTAACCACTACATTATTATTTGTGGACACAATTCAACGAATTGCTGCAGAAGTGTTGCGGTATAACAAGGATAATCACAGACCTAATAATCCTATTACGCTACTAACAACGTTAGCCTGGTACGGATGGGGAAAAGGTAGGTATATTGATGAAACCACTGGTGAACGGCGTAGATATTTAATGAGTGAACGCCTTAGAGGTGATCTATTAAAGAAACTATGCATACAATATCCGGCATGGATGATACTATCCATTGTATTTATTTCATTACCTGATATCCCAATACCAAACACCAATCTATTCTTAGACCATATATTCTCTTATGCATTTATGCTGATACCATTCTTCGCTGAGTGTTGGTCTATTATTGAAAACCTACGTGAAATGGTTGAAGATGACCTAATTGATATAGGAAAAATATTTCAATATACGATTGAAATCATAAAGGCATGGAGGGGTAATGGATAAGCTAGCGATTATTAACCGCATTAAGCGGTCATATAAGTCCATTCGAATAGCTGGCATACGGCCAACAGGTGTATTAGCAACGAGGGCATTGGTCCTCGTCATGCTAGTACCGATGATATTAGTCGTTGCCCAGTATGTGCTATCGACGATTAAGGGGTATGTATCCCCTGAAGCGAATCAGCTTATCGATAAGGGTATTCTTATAATTGACCATATATTCGTACCATCAGTGCTTATGACCATTGTTGGATTGTGTGGCATGTTCATCGATAAGAACCATAACGGCATACCTGATAAGTTAGAGGAACAGACTACATTACCTTTGAACCGACCTAGTATTCAACAATTAGCGGATGAAATTAACCATGACGAGAGGGGGAAATAAATGTTTAGACAAATTACAATGGACGAGTTAAAGTCCTTAGCGCTCAGTGCATATGGCCAAATTGAAAAGGCGTACTACCATTGGACAGGCGTCAAAGGCGGTAAGCACTTTACGGATTATCATATCAACATCGACCGAGCAGGCTTGATGTGGACGGATATGGAGGCGTTTACAGACGATAAGGGACAAAACCAAACA